CCTCCGCGTTCGTGGCGCGCTGATCGGCGTCCTTTGCCGCGTCCCGGGCATCCTGCACCGCCTGCAGCACCTGCGCCGCCAGCTCGGGCGTCGGCTCTGCATCCGCGCCGCCGTATACGCCCGCTTGCTCAAGGATAAGATACTCCACGTTGCAGCTAGCCCGCTGCACGCCGGAGGCCAGCCCGGCCAGCACAAGCACGCCATCCTTGGCCTCCTTCGTCACCTCGGGCGGCACATCCATGGCATCCCCATCCAGCAGGGCCACGCGCAGCGGCTCTTCACGCCCGGGGATGTGCCACGTTGCGGTGAGATTCAGCTCGTCCCACCCGGCCCCGCGCTCAATCTTGATACTCTCCGTGCCATAGCTGGAATTAGTCCCCAGCACCAGCTTTCGCGGGGTGGGGGAGTAGTTGTCCAGTCTCAAAGTATGTACCACGCTCTACCTCCTTAACAGTACAACATTTTATCGGCGCGCCGCAGTTCAGGACTTCGCTGCATCGGCGTCGGCGGCTCTCTCAACGTCTGCTGGGACATATCCGCATTCTTTCGCGGCAGCAACTTTCAGCTTTTCCACCTCTGCCGTGTAGGTCTTGAACGCACTAATTGCAGGGCTGCTGGTCTTGCCATCCAGAAAGTCGGCGAAAGCCTCGCGCTGAATCTTGTTTTCTTCGTTTTTAGTGTAACCTGCACCCTCAATCAGGATAGGTACCAGCTTTTCGTATCTCTGGCGCGGGGTTTCTGCCATCATTTCAACGGTGGCATTTTTTGCATTTTCCATTTTGGTTTCCTTTCAATGGCCGCGTTTCGGTACGCTCATTTTTTTAGCTACCTTTCGTTGCCCTTATTCCGCCGCGTGAAGCGGCTAGATGGTCTGCTTAGGTTCAAGATGTGAAAAAGCTCAGGGGCACACCGAACGATTCGTTCGCACTGCCGTCGTAGCAGTTGCCGTAGTTGTAGACACGACAGAAGGTAGCGCTGCTCCCGGCATAAGCCGCAGCAAGCCACCAGCCAACGCGCTCTCCGCCGTTGCCCTTGCGCTTGATGACGTGCTTCGACGAACCAGAAAACAGCGGCAAATGTACGTTGACGCCGCCGCCGTTGCTCCATCCTATTTCGCCCCAGCCCACTGTGCCGAAAACCTCGATCGGCGTCAGTAAAATGGCTTTTCCGCGGCTGTACCACGCCCAGTCGTTACTATGGTTCAATGTTCCGCTGCCGCTATACCGCTTTTCCAGCATGCCGCGCATTTCGATAATGTGGGCACGGATTTCTGCCGGTACGGTGGGAAAAATCGTGTTTTGCAAGGTGCTGAATAGCGCCGACGCGCGGTAGGGGTTAGGCTCTGTGCTCGTGCCGTTGTTGTTGTTGTTGGCGCGCATCTGGTAGGTAGTTGAGAGGCAATCACGCGAAACCCATAAAATGTGATGCCCCGCTTCTTGGTCGCCGCTGCCGAAATACGGGTCAATGCCTGCAATCTCCATGATGACGATTTCTCCTGTCGTCAGTGTCACGGTTTTGTGATCGCCGATACGCAGCCCGGTAAAGTCTCCTTTTTTCGTCTTGGCGCTGATTTCGTCCCACGTCAGTGAGATTTCTTTGCCGTAGTTGTATGGGTGAGCAGATTCATCTTCAATCATACCGGCAATCTCGCCAAGTGTAGCAGTTTTCAGCCCGTTCCCATCGTGAACCATCAGTACGGAACTGTCCGTCAGTCTCTCGGTGGAAGTCAGCTCTGTAACTTTCTTGGTTTCAATACTAAGTACGCTCATAGGTTATACCTCCTTATATTTCCAATCTGCCAAAATCGCATTGCCAGTATCATCCACAAGGATAGCGGCATTATCCACCGCAATCGGCGCAGAAAAGTCATTGTGAATTGCCATGTACTCCATCCGGCTCATACGGTCGTTGAGCTCGTTGCATTGGTTCTGCAAATTACCTGCCGCATCCTCGCCAAGCTGGTTTTTAATATTTTCAAACCACGCATCAAATTTTGCCGTATATTCCTTTTGCATGTCATCTGCAATGTCTTTGCTTGTTTGCAACCACGCGGCAAACTGACCTTGCATTGTCGTCGTATCAACGTTTACCCAATCGGTTACAATTCCACAAACAGAATCATCAAGCCGCTCATCTGTAATATAATCAGCCTTGATTTTGCTTGCTGCGGCAGGAACATCAATTCGCGCAAGAGAAATCTGTCGCTTTAACGTGTCGTTTGTAAGATTCGGAGCGGCAGGTGCACTATTGGGCGCACCTTCTAGCACTTCAATTCGCGGCTTTTCCGCATAATCCACAGTGTCCCAGCTGACAACAATCCTGTCAATACGTGGCAGGATGGGGTCTGCCAACGGGATTGTCAGCTGCAACTCGCTTCCAGTCTGTTCTTTTGTATCATTCCAAAAAACTGTGCCGTCCGCTTTGTCGTTCGCCAGCCAGCCCACGCCATCTGAAACGCTTACCGTCATATCGCCGTTTTCGGTAACACTTAAATTGCCATCTGCGCCAAAAACGCCGCTGGAACGCCCATGCAGCCATTTCATAACATTTTCGGCTCCGATGTATTCATCCACGTTATTCGGGAAATTTTTTATTTCTGCCACTGTCTCACCTCAACACTGTTAAAATCGGGTCACCAATAACCAGCTTTACGCTCGACCCGTTCGCATCCTGTGAATACTTTGCCGCCGTGATTCTTGCCTTGTATTTGACACCAAGCCGCAATGAAACGCACCAGACCAAATCGCCGACATTATATGCCGTGCCAAGCTCGTCACCGTCAGCGTCAATCGAAAATCCGTTGCGGTTCAGGTGGCTGCCTAGCTGCAACGCTGCATACTGCTTAACGCGCGTCTGAAACGCAGCGTTTGTCTCGCCATCCTGCTGGCTATCTCCGCTGAAGCTCGCCCACAGTTCGCGCCGTTCCGAATCGCTGGCCGTGCCAGCCTGCACCACAAACTTTGTACCGTCTTTGTACTGTGCTTCACAGTAGCACACGTTTTTGTATTCAGAAATGTCCTTGTCAACTACCAGCCCGGGCGCTGTTCCGCGTTCCTGCACAAACAGGACCGCATCTAATCCCTCTGTACGGTCAACGCCCTTATACAATTCAAACGTTTCCGTTTTGGCTCTGTAGTCCAAAACCATCCGGTTCCCAATCCCGGCATCTGTCAAAATCGGCTGTATGCAGTTTAACATTTCATCCCCGTACACCTCTGTTGCCGTTACGGTTTCTGTCAAGCCTTTTTTCTCTGCCAGCAGTATAGGAAGTCCGCGCAGGTTGGCAGTAATAACGCTGTATACATCCGTTTCCACGTTGGCAATACTGGCAGTTGCCGCAATAACACGACGGTTCAGCTTGTTGTTCAGACTGTACCCGTTCAACGTGATTTCGCTATTATCACAATCGAACTGTATTTCTTCCACCGTATACGCAAGTTTTCGCTCTACAATGTACAAAACAGCATCCAGCTCCACTATCCCAATGTTGTACTCATCCATCGGCAAAACTACCGTAAATTTTCCCACATCGTTATAGTAGTCGCTGAATTCGCTGCTGATTGCGTGCGTGATTTCGTGTCGGTTACTAAGGTCATGGGAGAACAGCTCTAATCTCATATTACCGTTACACCCGCACTTTCTTCCGCAAACGAAACACTCATCTCAACGTTTTCAAGCCCACTGTCCGCAGTAGGTTTCCACGCATTATCGCCCGTATGAATTCTGTACAGTGTGCTTTCAAGCGTAAGTGCGCCCCGGCAGTCACCGTCCTTAGAGCTTGTGACCGTTGTTTTCCCGTGCGATGTCTTGATAACGACACGCTCATCTTCCACAAGCGTTTTTTCCAGCCGCAGAACTTCACCTGTTAGCATGTTTTCAATGCCTACGTTTGTTGCCGTCTCGCCGATGCAATTGATTTCCAGCATAAACGGCACATCAAACTGACCAAAATTCTGCAAAACAATGTATTTTAGCACAATGACTTTGCCGAAATAATACGTTTTGCTGATATTCCATGGGAATTTAAAACCTTTTTGCACGCCGCGCAACTGCATTGCCTTTCGTTCGCCGCTTTCCCAATACGGGTAGGGGGCAAGCAATCCAAGCTGAAACGGCGCACCGCGTTTTGATGCGCCTATGGTAGGCGATGCCGTTACAATAACGTCTATGTGCCAGTCTCCGGCATATAACACCCCGGTCAGGTCAGGCCGTACAACGGTCATAAGCGCGTCTTTCAGCGCTTGTGCATTGTCGCCGATAACTCTGCCATTGATGGTAATAGGCCGCGTCTGGATGGCCTTAGATTGTACCGTAGCGCCTACCTGACCGATGCCCTGCGCCGTATTGGCAGTGACCGAAATTGTATCAATGCCATCCGGCTTGCTGATAAGATAACCATGCGCGTAGTCAAACACAATAGACTGCCCCAGCGAGTTAACGTACTTGAAAGTCTTGCTTAAAAAACTCATAACGCCCACCTCGCCCGCTGGAAATACGCCGCTGTGCTTGCTGCCAGTTCAACCGGTGTCTGCTTTGCTGCGTAAATATTTTGCGTCAGGGTAAAACCGTTGCTGCTGCCATTACCGCGTCTGTAACTATCCGCCTCATCGGCTGTCAGCACCATCTCGCCGCGATGCAGATTAGCAACATAGTTGTTATACGGAACATAATCAAGTCCGCCTGCACGGCCACCGGTTGTGCCACTACTGTTGACATCCACATTAACAGATCTATTTCCAAACAGACTGTCCCACAAACCATTGAACCAGCTGACAAGGCTGTCCCAAGCTGCCGAAATGCCGTCGATAATGCCATCAATGACCGCGTTGCCCATCTGCATTGCGCCTTCTACAATGTCCGGCAAATGCTCTATAAAGTAGGTCAGCAGGGTCTCCACGATAGATGCAGCGGCAAGCATAATGTCCGGCAAGTGTTCCGAAACGCCCTCTACAAACGCAATCAGCATTTGTCCGGCAGTGTCGAGCATCTGCGGCAAGTTCTCATTTAGCTTTGAAACCAGCGTCAAGACGATTTGCAAGGCAGATTGTGCAACGGTTGGCAGCATTTGATAGATGCCGTTTCCCAGCACGGTTATAATCTGAATTGCCGAATCAATAAGTTGCGCCGCGTTGGTGCTGATTCCCGTAACAAGCGTCTGCACGATGTTCACGGCAGACTGTGCCAGCTGCGGCAGAACGGTTTCAATCAAGCTCGGCAGCTCTGCCATGATGGGAGGGACAAGGCTCTCTATCAGCTTAGCAGCGCCATTCAGGGCGACTTCTACACGGGGGATGATATTACTTGCCGCTGTAGTTGCACTATCCACAAAGTTGCTGATAAGTTGCCCAAAATCTGCATTATCATCGGCAATTCCAGTTACAAGGTTTGACCATGCTGATTTTGTAGCATTTACACTTCCCTGAATCGTTGTTGATGCTTCTTTAGCGGTCGTACCAGTAATGCCCATTGCATTTTGAACATCATGAATCGCGCTTACAACGTCCGCATAGCTGTCAATGCTGTATTTGGTATAGTTTCCCTGCGCGGCGTTCAGCTTGTTTGCGTCATCAAGTAGACGCTGCATTTCCTGTTTTGTTCCGCCATAGCCGAGCTTCAAGTTGTCTAACCATTTTGTTACCCCCGGTTTCCCGGTATTATAAAAAGCCACGCGCGTTTCCGCACATGGCTTTTAAGGGATTAGACTATATCTTCAACTTTTTCAAAAATCCAGCCTTTTTTATTTCTCTTGCGGTATCGACTGTTGTACTTAATTTCACTGTCAGAACAGTGGAAGTATTCAGCCGCCGCTTGTCTGGATTCAAATAGGATTGTCCTGCCGTCGAGATGTGTTGCCTTTACCGGACGTTTCTTATTTCTAATTCTGGAATGATACCCATACGACAGTGCGTTTTCAGAAGGCGTCACCCATCTTAAATTAGAAACGTCATTGTTTGAGCGATCCCCGTCTATGTGGTCAACCCAGCACCTTTCTTTGTTCTCTGGTTTTTCAAGAAAAGCATCAGCAACAAGACGGTGTACATGCTTAGATATTGTAATCCTGCAATATCCACCATTTTTGCTAAGCACCATTATTTGTCCGGTGCTATCTTTCTTAACTCTGCCCTTATTGCTGACTGAGTATCCCGGTAAATCGGGAATCTGTTTCCAAATCTCCACGGCTTTTAATCCTTTCAGAAAAAGTTGGTGCGCACTTCCAACGCCGTACCAATAGGCGTTGTACTCGGTGACGAACCGATAGTCGTTTGACCTTCTATGCTTTGTATTATATCACAATTTCACCTGCTTTGCAAGTGTAATTGTGATACAGCATAGCTTGGCACAGGATAACCATGCTGTAAAAGCCATAAACAGTTTAGGCTTCCCCTGTTAGCACAACTGTCACATACAGCCATTTCCTGCCGCTTTTTCAGTTGCACACCCGTGGTAGGTTCACGCACGCTCACTGCATAATCACTTATGCAGCGGACATTAGATTTATCGTATAATTTTGCTTGCTAAAACCATTATAAGCGTTCTGGATGCTCTCCATGTCCGTGCCCATTTTGTTGGCATTGTCGGACATGTCACCAATGGCAGTATTGGCAAGTTCTGCCGCCTGTTCCGTATCGCCGCCCAGACTAGACACAAGCGCGGCTGCAAAGGTAGTCGCCGTGTTCATGTACTCGTTTGCCGAAAGTCCAGCCGTTTTGTACGCATCGGCTGCATACTGCTGAACTATATCAGCGCTTGTTTTATACAGCGTTTCCACGCCGCCTACAAGCTGCTCGTAATCTGCATAACTGCTAATTGCAAGTCCCATCAACGCCGAAATTGCTGTTGCGCCTGCCGTAGTAGCGGCAACTGATACTTTCGCAACGTTTGTAGCAACGTTAAAGATGCCTTTGCCAACTGTTGAAGCGGCAGAGCCAACCTTTCCGAACAGTCCCGTTAATCCGCTTGCGCTGCTTTTCGCATCTTTCAAGCCTTTCTCGTATTCGCTGGAATCAAGCGTGATTTTTGCAAAAAGGTCAAATACGTCCACTTACTCGCTCACCTCCTGCTGTTCTTTTGTTTTCAACCCATGCCGCACAGCAAAGTCTTTGAAATCCGCCTGCACCTGTTCCGGTGTCCGCGTATCCACTTTGGGCGGGTGGATAATGTCAATATATCTCGCTGGCCTGTCCTTTACGCCTGTAACAGCTACCACAAGGCTCCACGCACTGTCGGTCATGTACACCTTGTAAAGCTGTTCCTCAAAATCAGCTTTTAAAGCGTAAGGCAGCGCCGACACAAGCGCCTTTGCGCTCAGTTTCGGCATTTTCAGCAGTACAGGGATTACTTGTTCTGCCCGCCACCGAGATACGATTTGAAAAAATCAACAAAACCCTTATCGTTCAACAGGTCGTAAACTTGCTTGCAAGTGATAAGAAAATTCTGTTCGCCGATTTCTTCCACCGTCAGGCCATTGAACGGTGCGAGGATTGCATATACATCCTCGCGGTGCTGCTTCAACGCAATGTTCAGCAGCTTAACGATTTTCGCAAGGCCGAAACGCTGCATCGCAATGCGGGTTGTTTCGCCTTTCGGCATCACTTTCTGCATCTCTTTCACAAGCGCTTCATCATCGATCAGGTTTGTGATGGGCTGCGCGATTTGCAAAACCACTTCCAGCGCTTCATCCGTGCTAAGTTCAGAAAAAATTCGCATTAGGCCTCATCCTCTCCCGCCTTGATATAAACCTCACACGGCACAGTGTCCTGCGCGGTAATGGAGTAGTGCGCTGTGTACTCAAAGCTCATCTGGCCTTTTTCCTTGTCGCCGGTCTGCAAACTGAAACCGCCGGTGGACAGCGTATTCAGCATATGGATGGCGCAGAAACCGCCTTTCGTAGCGCCGTGCTTGTCGGAATAATCGCACAGCAGCCACAAATCCGTGAAATCACTGTCTTTTAGGTCGTTGCGCGGCGTGATTTTGGAAACTTTGGAAGTGGTTGTTTCATCTGCTGCACCAAGCATACTTTTCACATTGGCGGGAGATGCAGAAACATAGGTGCCGCTGCACTTGACATCCCAAGATTCAATCTGCTTCAGCTCTTTCATGTTCTTGGGGCAGTTGTCGATGTCCTCGCCGAAGTCGGTAAAGCTTGGCACAGCCGTAAAGTTGATGCCGCCTGTCGTAGCGCCAAGCAGCGCACTTTCTTCCGGCGCAGTACCGGCAGTCGGGTCAAACGTAGTTGCAAGATAGCCTGCGTTCAAGACCAGTTCCTTAAACGCAGATTCAGGAATACGAGTAAATTTCATGCTTTCACCTCAATTTAGGCATAAAAATTCGGCGGTCACGTTGATGTACCGCCGTTTTAGGTTTTTGTCTGTGTCATCTGCTAGCGATTGGCAGAACGGGGAGCCGCGTTTTAACCAAATCAAGCCGCCATCTACCGGCAGCGTCACGCCGCCAATGCCCAGCGCGTCAGAAAGCTCAAGCGCCTTTGCATTGGGCACTGCTTCGCTCGTGGTATGGAACCACATGTTGACCGTCAGCGATACCGCCCCGCCGCCCCATGCGTCAAACACGGCATCATAGGTCAGGTATGGGAGAACAGCGTCATCCGGCACGGCGTTGCTTGCGTAAGCGGTCATAAATCGCTCAAAAAACTGCTGTAATGCAGCGCCCTTTGTCATGTAGGCAATCCCTCCCGCAATCGTTCAGCCGTAAAGCTCTTTAGGCCGTTC